AGGTTCCCTATGAATGTGTGGTCGAGGGCAAGAGGGTATGCAAGTACATTGCCGACTTCAGGTACAGGTGTGGTGATGATGTCATGGTAGAGGATACGAAGGGTGTGATTACCCAGGTGTTTTCCTTGAAGAAGAAACTGGTTGAAGCCCTGTATCCAGGGCTCATTATCCAGATCATCAAAGATCCCAGGGAACTACCTAGAACGGCGTTTTATCCTCATCCATTACCTGAATCTTCCTGAAGTCATCAAACTCACCATCGAAGTAATTGCGCAGCTTCTCGAGGTCAGAGATACCTTCAAAACGAAAGTCCAGCTTTGAGAGCTCACGCATCTCAGGGCTGCTGAAATGCTTGTCACCCAGCTTATCAGCCGTCACATTGTAGAAGGTAAAGATCCCAGCCTGGTAGGCCATGACATCAGTATCGCTTTGGTCAGGAAGGAAATCAGCCTTGACCAGGTTGGGGTTCCACAAGTGATCCCTGCACCCGGCCTTCTGTTCATCGACAGTTAACTCTTTGTTAAACCTTGCGCAACGCCATGCCCCTTCAGTCCCATCGAGGACAGGTGAAGATGAATGGCAGTTCCGGCAGTTCACTGAAGGGGGTAGCCGATTGCCGAGATAAGAATCCCGATACTGTGGCGTAGCATTCTTGAGCCGCCAGTCATTCTCCCCCAGCCCCGGAGGGGGCGCGTCAGAAGTAATGATTCGCTCTGCTTTCTCTTGGGCCTGCTCCCAGATCGATGGATTAAAGTCCACGATCTCCGAATAGATATCACTGTTGTTCTTGTTGACGACAACAGCCAGTGCCTTCTCTAACCCGAAGCAACCCATGTAGCAATGCAACTGCCATTGATAGCTTCTTGACCACCCCTGATAATCGCCAAGCTTCACCAGTTCTTTGAACCGCTTGTCGTTGGCCGACTTGTTCTCAAAGACCAGCACCATCTCAGGTTTATCCTCGATAACCCGTTTGACAAAGCCATCACAGCTACCGCCGAAGTGTCCACCGATAAAGGAAGCACGATACTGGTTGCCTTCCGCATCCACGGCAGAGATATCAAACACATTACTGCGCTTGATGAAGTCAACCGTCTGATCCTCGATGTGGTTACCGAGGTCAAACAGTCTGAGCATCCGGCCTTCAAAGTCAGAAGGCAGACACCAATGGTAGTTCAGCCATAGCTTCCGTTCATCCTCATCCCCGATAACACTCATGCCCAGGTGGGCTCGATGGTTGTCGTTATTTTCCTCAATCCATTGGTCTATCTTGTCAAAAAGTAACGCCGATGACATTCCAATACCTCCCCTCTTTTCTAATATTAATCTTCTTCACTCTGTCGAAGGCTCCTTCGTTTACCATGGAAACTGCTGTATCAATGCTGTATGGCAGGTTTCTACCTCGCGACATAATTTTCCACTTCTTCTCAGCAACCTCCCGTGGCTTGCCGCGCATCTCTACCATCAGCGCCATGCTGTAAGGCCAGTATTGGCCAGGTGACTTAAAGATAATCTTCAGATAATCATTACCTGCACCGCTGGTTGCGCGTTCAGCGCGTATAGAAGAAACAAGTTCCTGTTTTTCAATAGCAGCAACTTCTTCTATTTCATCTGACAGGACATGCCCCTCTACAGCCTCAGTGGTTTCAGATGCTTCCTGTTCCTTTTCATTGACGACAATTTCAAGTTTGGGCGGGGGCTTTGGTTTTGCAGCCCCACACTCTACGCAATGCTTGTACTCAATATCGTTCACGGCAAGACAGGCATAGCCATTATCCTGCTCTGCTTCGCAGATCCAGATCTTGGGTGAGTCATCCGCAAGTTCTTCATCTTTCTTGTTTCGTTCAGGTCTGGCAGTGTCAATGCACCCGTGGCGCGCCATGTTCCCGCCGTAGTCCAGCAGCATACAGTCTGTCTTGTCTTCCCATGGACGCATCCCACGGCCACAGATCTGGACGTATAATCCCAGTGATTTGGTAGGGCGCAGCAGGGCAATGCAGTCTGTCCTTGGTGCATCCCAGCCCTCAGTCAGGACGGCTACGTTGCACAATGCATTGATCCTGCCTTCTTCAAAGTCTTTCAGAATATCGTTTCTTTCATCCGTTGGAGTCTCAGCCGTAACACATGCCGCTTTGATCCCATGGTTTCTCAGGAACAACGCCATCTTCCGGGCATGGACTACACTCACGCAGAAGAAGACAGTACTGGTGCGTCCCTTGGTGTAAGCCTTATCAATCCAGTCATTAATAATGGCGTACATCGTTTGGTCCACAATCGCCAGCGACTCAAGGTCGGACTCACGATAGTCGCCGCCTTTGAATTTAAGCCGAGCCTTGGACGCATCGATGACCGCATTGTCAGCCACTTTGAAGGCAGATAAGCGGGACAGGTATCCCTGCTTGATCAGATCCGGTATCTTTGCCCGGTAGGCCACACCGCTAAAGAAGTGGTCATCCATACCATAGATATAGCCCTGCCCCATGCGGTATGGGGTGGCCGTTACACCGAGAATCTGGGGGCAACCAATCTCCTCAAAGTGGTCAATGATCTTCCGATACCGGCTGCGCATCTCAGGGCCAACATGATGAGCCTCATCAATAACGATGTAGTCGAACGGATAGGACTTCTCAAGGCGTTTCTGGGAGGCCAGGGTATCTCGACTGGCTACGACAACAGAGGCCGTGTGGTTAAACTGGCGAAGGCTGGCGGCAAGTATGCCAACTGGTGCTTCAGGCCAGACGTTTTTTAGTTTATCCACCGCCTGGGAGATGAGCTCCTGACGGTGGGCGATAATGAGGAATCTCCGAGTCGGGTCTTCCTCGTACAGCTGCTTAATCAATGTAGCAAACACCACTGTCTTACCCGCGCCGGTTGGCAGCACGATCAGTGGGTAGCCTGTCTCTTTGTTAAACCAGCAGTGAGCTTCTTCCAAAGCTTTTTTCTGATAGTTTCGTAGTTCCATAGTTAGCTTGATCCTTCTCTGATTGCTTTATCTATTTTTTCCCTCTCCTTTAAAGAGAGTTGCTTTAACTTTCTCAGGGCAAAGTCAACCTGGTCGGGCTCTTCATGGTTCAGATAAGCATAAAACACAGCAAACGCCATGGTTTCCTGAATCAACATTCCATAATTGATGTCATCAGTTACATAGCTATCCAATAATTTATCCAGATCATTACCAAACTCTGCCATTTTTTTCTGTACTTTTTCTATATCAATGTCTTCCATTGTTTTCTCCAGTTAAGTTACTTCAAACATCAGCTTGTTCTGCAACGGGTGAGTATCAACTCGAGGTCTGCTGGGGGTATCCCAGCTTCTTCCTCTAACTTCATGCACTAGCTTCCAGTTAGAAGCTTTCAAACTTGTACCTGTCTCAGAGTCAAGCACATAAGTAATTAGTCTTCGGTATCCAAGTGCCTTGGCCGCTCTCCAGGATGCACCATAAAGCATTGAGCAAGCATTCTTAGCGCCCGTGGTACAACATCGATTAACCTCCAAGGTGTAGCCATCGTCTAATCCTCTGGCGACAGGACGGCCTACGATAGCTACCCCGACAACCTCTTCATCCTTCTCCACAGCTAGGCAAAACTTGTGGCCAACCACTGGCTTATGGTGCCGATGATGGTCAGCCACAAACTGGTTAGCTTCTGCTAGGCTGATCGGAGTTAGGTTCATCATATCTTTCAGTATCATTCATGACCTGTTCATGCTCATGCTGCGCACGTTCTTCTTCAGACATGTTCTCGAGTTCTTCAATGTACAACTCTTTTACTTTGCCCATGGGCGTTTTCCTTTTCTTCGTATTCTATGACCAGTTCCTCGCAATATTGTCTTGCTTTTCTTCTGGCCTCCTTGTGAGTAATTGGCTCACCTTCTTCATTGGAAAGGCATGAATAGCCCATATAAACGCGACCGCCTTTGCGCAGGATCGCGTAGAACAACTGAGCTTTTTGATCAAAATAAGTAATCATCTGCATGACTTCTCCTTTTCCCGAGCGGATAGAATTTTAAATGTCAATCCTTTATGTGAAATCTATCCACTAATAGTGGCGGATCGCCAGAAGGGGAATAACATTACTGCCGAGAGCCCCCTCTGGCGTTTGGTTCAGGACTCCGCCAAGCCCTGGAAGATCCTCTCGACAGGGGCTCTCAACTCCAGTTGACCTGTTGTCCGGCAGGCTGTTGGGCCTGTGGTGCAGGTTGTGCAGGAGCAGCTTGCTGTTGTGGAGCAGGCTGTGCCTGTGGTTGAGCAGCCTGTTGTTGCGCTGGCTGCGCATCAGGGGCAAGAAAAGACTTGACCTTATTCTTAGCCGGATAGCCATTGTTGGCTTCCTCAATGCCGATGTTGGCCTGAAGAGGACGGTTCATGGCT